GGTAAATATGCATTGACAGCAACTCAACTTGAGCAAGCGGGAACTATCAAGCCCGGAAGCGCGGCATTAGTTAATTCATTGGCTCAGTCTACTGGAAATGTTTCTAAATCATTGACACAGAATTTGTTTACTGGTCAAGAAGGTGCGCAGTCATTGCCACAATTGATATCAAGCGTTCCTGCACAAGGTGCGTCATTGAGTAAGACATTACAGCAGGCTCAAACATCATTGCAATCAGCAGGTGCTATAAGCGGTGCCGAGACCGCTAGCCAGATAGGTGGCATGGTTCTTGCCACAACTAAAAACGGATTAAACTCTACATTAGATGCAGTCAAATCATTAGGCAATCCAGGAGCAGCCATTGCCGGAGTTACCGGAGAAGTAGATGGAGTAATCAAAGATATTGCGTCTGGTAATTTTGCATCAGGTATAGGCGACGGCTTAGATGGGGCTTTAAGTGGAATACAGAACTCAGTAGATGCACTCATCAAGTCACCCAGCCTTGATGCTGTAATTGATCAAGCCAAAGGTGTAGCCGCATCTGCATTCAGCGCAATCAAAGCCTCATTCAAGCCATTAGAAGCAGGTGTGCCGCAGAATCTTACTGAGATTGCTAAAAAATCGGCCGAAGGTACTATGGCTGCCTCAGAATCAAGCATCAATGAGATAGCATCACAAACAGGTACTTCTATTTTAGGTCAAGGCGGACTAGTTGATGCGGTAGGCGGCGCAGCCGGAGGTCTGTTAAATCAAGCAAAATCTATATTGCCCAATGCAGGTAGTGTTGCTGACAGTTTAGTGAAAGCCAGCACTATTTTAGGTTCGGTAACTGGCAACAACGCTTTAGCATCAGTCACTGGTAAGTTATCGGCTGTGTCAAAAACTGCAACTACAGTAGCCACTGCATTTGCTAGCCCGTCATCATTATCATCTTCTTTGACATCGGCACAAGGTTTAGCACAGACAGCAAGTAATATTAAATCAGGATTGATATCAACAGTCAACTCCTCAGTAGCAAGTGGTTTGTCTAAACTGCCTGGTGGACAAGGAATGGCTTCTGCTGTGACTAATCTAGCCGCTGGGGCATTACCAAGTTTACCGGGTACTGGAACATTGAAGGATGCTATAACAGGATCGTTTAACAAAGCATTGACTGGGGTAGATAATCTCACAAAAGATGCATCAGACTTATTAAGCAAAGCAACAAGTTCAGGAGATGGACTAAAGGGTCTATTATCTGCTGGTCTACCTGCAGGCGCCGCCAGCGAGTTGCAAAGCGCAATGTCTTCATTAGCAAGTCCTGGGTCGGGAATAAAGATACCTAGTGTTGGATTTAACACTACGGATAGAAGCACTATAACAGAGGCTGTAACAAGTCAATTGGGTGATCCTGGAATACCGACACCTACATTCGGTGAAATCGATGAAGCCGCAGAAGGCACTATCGATGATATCGAACAACAGGGAAGAGATTATATCGCTGAATCAGATATATTGACAAAAGAAAGATCAGCGGCTGAAGCAAACATTGAAGCGAAACTAGATGCATACCTAACTACGCAGTTTAACTATCCGGCTGGCGACCCTGCGATAGATGAAGCAAGAGATGAGTATTACGCTGCCATCGAAGAATGGGAAACAATAATAGCACAAATTGACGATTTACCTAACCAATATCCTGCTATAGCATCTGCTATAGCATCATCTACAACTCCTAACGTAGCAGATGGAGATAGTGCTACTGGTATAGGGGCAGCCACATAAAGTAACTAAATACTAATATGTCACAATATGTAGGATTCAGCACTATAGGCGCAAATCAGCCTAAAACAACTAATGCGCCCACCGGCACAGGTGGCGGTGTGGGTTCTATGATAAACCCCATCAATCCAGGTAAAAAGTTTAAATTAACCGATGAAAATTTAGTTATCAGAGATTTTATAAATGCTTTGAACATACGCCAAGGAGAAAAGGTTGGACAACCTAGTTATGGTACTACATTATGGAATTTTGTATTCGAACCTAACACTCCTGACATGCAATTTGCATTAGATAACGAAATCAGACGAGTGGCCAGTCAAGATCCTAGAATATTAATAGATTATGTAAAAGCATACCCTCAAGAAAATGGCATATTGATGGAAGTTCAGATAGGCGTACAACCTTTTAATCAGGCTCTTTTACTCAGCGTCTTTTTCGACAGCAGTACTAATCAAGCCCGTGTACAATCTTAAAAACTCGGTTTTTTAGGTTTGATAAATATTAAATTAGAGATAAACTATGGCTACAAGTTCAAGACAGGCAGCATTATTCGGGGTCAACGATTGGAAAGCAATCTATCAAACTTTTCGTGAGGCCGACTTCCGAAGTTATGATTACGAGACATTACGTAAGAGTTTCATCGACTACCTGCGTGTCTATTATCCAGAAACATATAACGACTACATTGAGAGCAGTGAATTTATCGCATTGCTTGATGTCATGGCGTTCATGGGTCAAGGTCTAGCATTTAGAAACGACTTAAATGCCCGTGAAAATTTTATCGATACAGCAGAACGCCGTGATAGCGTCATCAAACTCGCGAATCTAGTAAGTTACACACCAAAACGCAATCTATGTGCTGAGGGTGTTTTAAAAGTTACTAGCATCACAACTAGCCAAAGCATAACTGATCTAAATGGTGTAAATCTAAGCAATCTTCCTATATTATGGAACGACCCTGCTAACCAAAATTGGTTTGAACAATTCAACACTATCATCAATGCCGCATTAGTAAGCACACAAAGGATAGGACGTCCTGGAAACGTCAGCGACATATTAGGTGTGAACACAGCAGAATATAGTTTGCAGATACCGCAGAATACATTACCGATAGTACCTTTCACTAGCACTATCGATGGACAAACAATGGATTTCGAACTAGTCAGCGTTACTAGCGTTGATGAAGATTATCTATATGAGATACCGCCTGCACCAACAGGACGTTTCAATATGCTTTATAGAAATGATAGACTTGGATTTGCTAGCGCAAATACAGGATATTTCTTTTACTTCAAGCAAGGTATATTGAACAACTATGATTTCGTGTTAGAACAACAGATCGCTAACCAAGCAGTAGACATCAATATTCAAGGTGTCAACAACACAGACACATGGTTGTATCAATTAAATGATAATAACAACACTAGAATTTTATGGGAAAAAGTAGATAACATCTATGCTGATGCTTACCTACAAACAGAGACTAGCAAGAAAAGTATTTTCAGCGTAAACTCACGTTTCAATGACCAAGTAACTTATATTTTCGGTGATGGCGTGTTTAGCAATATACCAGTCGGCACATTCCGTGCTTATGTACGCGCAAGCAATGGCTTGACATATACTATCGATCAGATAGAAATGCAAGGCATCAGCGTTGCATTCACATATATCAGCCGTGAAGGTCGTGCAGAAACATTAACAGTTGGCTTGCAATTATCACAGCCAGTAAGCAATGCTCAGGCACGTGAAAGTTTACCAAGTATCAAGCAACGTGCACCAACACGTTACTATACACAAAATCGTATGGTTAATGGTGAAGACTATAACAACTTCCCATATACATTATACAGTTCAATCATTAAATCAAAAGCAATCAATCGCAGTTCGATTGGTGTATCAAAAAATCTTGACTTACTAGATCCTACCGGAAAATACTCAAGCACTAATAGCATAGGTAATGATGGTGGATTATGGATAGATGATAGCAATGCATACCTAGAATTAAACGTCACTAATGCAAGTAGCATAATCGCTTTCTTGACAGATACATTATCCGGTGCGTTAGCAGAAAATAGAGCAGTTCAATATTATCTCAACGCTACTGGAAACCCTACAAACGACCATTACAAAAGATTTGACATAAGTGAATCGTCAGGTACTGGAACTGTATATTGGAATACAAGTAATGTTAACGGTGATAATGAGAATGGATATTTCTATATCTTAGATAATACCATACAGACTCCTATCATGATAGGAACTCTTGCTTCTAATAATCTATTGTACGTCACTAAAGGTGCGTTGATAAAATTCATAGCACCGGCAGGATATTATTTTGATAAAAATAATAGATTAGTGCCAGGTATTGCTAGCACAGCAGATAGTACATTTATATGGACTACAGTATTGAATGTTGTAGGAGACGGCAGCAATACAGGTCAAGGCAATTTCAGCAATGGTGTAGGCCCTGTAACATTAAATGGTTATGTTCCTAATGGAGCAATATTAACTACAGTGATTCCATCATTCACTAATTCATTGTCGGTAACTATTATACAACAGGCTATACTACAAATTGAATTACAGAGAGATTTTACATTAGTATTCACTAACAGTGTACCGATCAACCAAGAACGCTGGTCGATCTTAGGAAGCGCATATCCAAATTGGTTTGTTAAGTTTACTAATATTGCGGAGAACAAATGGTCTATATTATTGAGATCAAACCGTTATTATTTCGGCAGCGTAGATGAAACACGATTCACATATGCATTAAATGAATTGGTATATGATCCTTTCAGTGGCAAGATATTACAAGATTACATTAACATGTTAGGTGTTAACACACAACCTAACTCTACTAGTGCTATTGGTAAAGATACAAAAGTTAATATCATAGGACAAACTGTACAAAGTGATGGTTATGTAAATGATTTTGAAGTTGAAGTAGCAAGTTCAGATGTTAATAACAGAGTGCTTGTAGTAAATCCTGACTTCTTCCAAGAGATAACCGGAGTGACTCCGGGTAGCGCAAACATTGGTAAATATGCGTTCTTTGAGTTAGTAGAAGACGCTATAAATCTATCCAGACTACAGTTGTTACCAAGCACAGATGTGATTTATTCTTATGCATTAAAGAGTCAAATTGAAGTTGTGAAATATGATTATCCAGTAGGACAATTGTTCTATGCATACACAGATAATAAATTTTACAAAACAGTACAAGATGTGACTGTGACACAAGCAAGTTATGTATTAGTAGAGCAAACAAAATATAGTGTTAAACCGGGGCGTCAAGGTTTAAGTTATCAGTATCGCCATAATAGCAACAACACTACCCGCATAGATCCGGCAACTACAAACATCATTGATTTGTATGTAGTGACACAAGCATACTACACTCAATATCAGAATTATATACAAGATACTACTGACAGAGTGTTAGAGCCAAGCAGACCTACTATCAATGAGTTGTCTGCGGCATATGGTCAGATTCAAGATTACAAAATGTTGAGTGATAGTGTGGTGTTAAATAGCGTAGTGTTCAAACCGTTGTTTGGACCTAAGGCTTCACCAGCATTACAAGGTACTATCAAAGTGATTAAAACAAGTGATACAACCGCAAGCGATAGCGAGATACGAAGTGCAGTATTGACTGCTATGAATAACTATTTCGATATCAATAATTGGAATTTCGGTGACACATTCTTCTTTTCAGAATTAAGCGCATATCTACATAATGAATGCGGAGAATTAATCAGTTCCGCAGTATTAGTACCAAACGATCCAACACAACCATTTGGGACTCTATATGAGATCAAATGCAGACCATTTGAAATTTTCGTTAACGCGGCAGTGGCTGATAGTATTTTAGTTATATCAGCGTTGACACCTGATCAATTACAAGTAGCATAAGATGACCAGAATAAGAACACTAGATTTTCTACCGGGCATATTTCAGACTGAAACTAATAGTCAGTTTTTGGCCGCAACATTAGACCAATTGGTAAATCCACCTGTAACAAAAACGATACAAGGTTATGTTGGTAGTAAGTTTGGTTATGGTGTCGATGCGAAAGATTATTATGTAACAGAACCAAACAAGGTTCGCAGAGATTATCAGTTAGAACCGGGCGTAGCATTCTTAAAGAACAATGAAGTAACTGCATATGATTTTATCAGTTATCCAGGTATATTAGATTCTTTAAAATTACAAGGTGCTATCACAAACAACAATAATGATTTGTTTAAGAGCCAATTTTATAGTTGGGATAGTTTCACTAATTTAGACATGATCATCAATTATAGTCAGTATTACTGGCTACCAGATGGTCCTCCCGCCGTAACGGTAGCGGCATCAACAGTATATACGACAAATGATTATCAAGTAACAGCATTACCTAGTGCATATAACATAAGAGCAGAGGGCGCAGGTGCTGGGTCAAATAATCCTACGATAACAATGTTGCGTGGTGGTAGATATACATTCAACGTTAATCAACAAACTCAATTTTGGATTCAAGGTGTTCCAGGCGTAACAGGTTACGACCCAACTCAAACTAATGTGCAGACTAGAGATGTATACGGTGTCACTAACAACGGAGCAAACAACGGTGTAGTTGTTTTTGATGTACCACAAAAGGATGCACAAAATGAATATAATTTCCCCGGTGATAACACTGTAGGAGTTGTCAGCACATTACCATTCAGTCAAATCAATGGTGCTAGACTTTCAGATATAGGAAGCATCGACGGAGTGACTTCATTGAATGGTAGAACAGTGATGTTCTATAACACTGGCATACAGAATGAAACAGGTTATGTCAGCATATTCTACGACACAACCATATATGATAAAAATAGAACATTAAATGGTATAAAGACGATAACTGCTACAGCAATAAATGGTCTTGGAAGATTAACAGTAAGTGATACTGCTAACTTAATAGTAGGAAACACATTAACATTTAGCGGAACAAGTTTCGGTGGAATACTACCATATGATCCTAACGTCATCATTCCTAGTGATGCGACATCTATGGTTGTAGGTAAGAAATACTTTATCTATGAATTAGGTAATGTTGATTGGATCGCTGCCGGAGTCAATGAAAATGCAGTATTAGATGCAGAGATAGTAGGAACAGAACTAAGAGTTTATAATACTATTTCTGGAGCATTCAGTATAGGTAATACATTGAATGGTGCCGGAGTAACAAACGGTACAAAGATAGTTGGCTATGATATGATCGCAACTGCGGCTAATGGTGTGCCAACTTATACAATAGATGTTTCTCAAAATATACCAAGAGACACGATCAATGTTTATGCTATACAATTGGGTAAGATATTTACTTGTGACTCTATACCATCAACAACTGGATTAGTAGTTGAATATGAACCTACAATCTATTATATCACTGGTATTAATCCTAGCGATAACACCATCACTATATCAGAATCATTGAATGGTCCTACATTCAGTCCGATATCGGCTGCCTCAGGAAGCATGACTGCTTTCATTAATCAAGGTCAATATGAAGAAGGTTTCTATACAGAAGTAAACGATAATTTCTATACGATCATTTTCGAAGGTGATAGAGATGATCCTACATTAAGACTTATCCCTGCAGGATTGATACCTATCGAACAAAAGATCACTGCGTTATACGGTACACAATATGTAGGTCTTAACTTCTTTAAAAATCTAGCCGGCTACATAGAATTAATTCCATATATATCTGCACCTTTAGATACTCTTTATTATCAAGATGGCACTAACCCTAACAGAGTTGGTATAATCAAACTAATTGAAAATAATGAGACTAACGTAATCGACGTAACTAACGATATACTTGGAAAAATAAACTACACTGCTAAAAACGGCGTAGTATTCACCAATGGATTGAAAGTACAATTTAGCGGTGACGTGATTCCTAGAAGTTACTTGGACGGAGAATATTACGTTCAAGGTGTAGGTACAGGAATCGAATTGATCTCAGTAGAAGAATTAGTAGTACCAGAACCTTTCACTACACTAACATCAAGTCCATATGATATATTACCGTATGACATAGGACCATATGACGATAGTTTGAATGTTCCAGAAACACCTGATTACATAACCATAGCAAGAAATTCAATAAACAAGAATGCATGGTCACGTAGCAATCGCTGGTTCCATATTGATGTCATCAATTCCACAGCAGAATACAATAACAATCCTACTATCCCGGATGTTTATGCTACTCCTTTAAACAAAGCAAAAAGACCCATCATTGAATTCTATCCTAATTTGAAGTTATTCAATTCAGGTATCGTTGGTAAAAATAATATAGACTTTATAGATACAAGAACAACCAACGCATTTGACTTTGTTGAAAATCAACAGAATTATTATCCTGATGTACAGACATATACTGAATATGAAGGAACTATTAATCCTAATAATATATCTGTAACACTGTCATCATTATTGCAAGATCAATATTATCAGATCACTAGCCTAGGAACTACAGAGGCAGAGACATGGGAATTATTAGGAGCCGAATCACAACAAGACGGTGAATTCGAGACCAATGAAGAATATATCATTACTGATCTAGGCACTACCGATTGGGTAACAATAGGTGGACCTGGATCTTATAGCGTAGGTACTATATTTACTGCACTAACTCCGGGCGATGGTACTGGCAATGGTACAGCATTAAAAACATTATTCCAAGCAACACAAAGTGGTATAGTTAATTCAGATTCATTGACTGCTGGTTTAGAATATTCAATAGTAAGTCTAGGTACTACTCAATGGCAATTGATAGGTAATGCTACGGTCAATTCAGGTTTATTAGTACCCGGTAATGTGTATTTTATATGGGATTTGGGTGTAGGTACTGATTGGAACGTTGTAGCCGGTACTACAGGAGTCACATACAAAGTAGGCGATAAGATAACAGTAGTAAGTGCAGATGTAGGTCTTGGTTCAGCGATGCCGCAAAATTTCGTCGCCACCGGATCCGCTTTCGGTACAGGAACCGCCGTGCAAGGTTCAGGACAAATACTACCAAAAACAGTCACTACAGTAAGTATCGACCCTGATTATGTCACAGGTGTATTCACACAAGGACAATGGATCAATGATTTGATCTTAGGTGAAGAGAGCAGATTACCAGCCGGAACTAGAATTCTTTCTGTAGATACTACTGATCCTTATTTGCTTACTGTATATTGGCCTTTACCTGCAGACATCGCATCGGGTACCGGTGCAAGTTTTGTGGCTGCTACAAAGAATAACGCTGACTTACTCTTGTTCCCAGGATCAAGAGTAGTATTTGCCGCAGACGAAAATGAATTAATCAGAAACAAGATTTACACAGTAAACTTTAATACTACCGGATCCGAAACATATCCAGTCATTACACTTACTGAAACAGCAGACGGTGATGTTGTTGACGATGATATGTTTGCGGTACAAAGAGGTTTCAACAACATAGGAAAAACTTTCTATTTTAACGGCTTAGATTATGTTCAAGCACAACAAAAACAGACAGTCAATCAAGCACCGTTGTTTGATATCTTTGATGAAAACGGCATAAGTTATGGTGACCAAGTTGTATATAACTCTTCAACATTTGATGGTTGTAAGTTGTTCAACTATAAACTTGGCGTAGGAATCAATGACACGATTTTAGGTTTCCCTATCAGTTTCAGTTCGATCAATAACGTAGGTGATATATCATTCGAAGTATCATTATATACTCAAACATTTGATTATATCAATAACGGAAATTCTATAACATCGACTGTAAAGAATGGTTTTGTATACAATTATTCATCTAGAGTTGATTATGAAAGATTGATCGGCTGGCAGACAGCAGTAGCACCAAGTACACAATATCAATTATTCCAATTTGATTATAAAGCAAACAATCCTGTAACGGTATTAGATCCAGGTGATACTTTTGATTATACTGTGACTGTTAATGTACCACAGTTAAACGTAGATGATACTATATGGCCAAGCCTTGAAGTATACAACAACAATGATATATTGACGTTGGATACTGATTATACTGTGGAAAATACTTCAACATCAACTATAATCACAATCAAGTTAACAGAAGACATTGATACACCTATACAAGTATTGATATTGAGCGATAAGGTAAGCCAAGATGCGTATTATACTATACCTATCAACTTATCAAATAATCCATTCAATGCTGATCCTGCAACTGTAGATATAGGAGATATTCGCGGTCATTATCAATCTATCTATGATAACAATCCAGACACTACCGGAGTAATGTTTGGTCCTAACAATTATCGTGATCTAGGTAACTTAGTGCCATGGGGTAATCGCATTATTCAGAATAGCGCAAGTTTAGTATTACCCGGCGCATTATTAAGAAATCCTAGAAACAACTTATATGATGCTTTGATGTACAACAGTAGAGAGTACATTAAATTTAAGACTCTCTTGATCGATACTGTCGATAAGATATCATACCAGCAAAAATACGATCCAGCAATGTTGTTGGATGAAGCGATTGATGTTATAACTTCAGTCAAGAGCCAAGAACAACCTTTCTTCTGGTCTGATATGATACCTAACAAGGCGCCATATATCAGTAACACATACAATTTTGCTAACCAGTCTGAGACTAGTGTATTCCCATTGAGCAAGATTTACGATTTCAGCACAGCCAATTATGACGGCGTGCTGGTATACTCGCAACGAAGAATACAAGGTATAATAGTAACAAAACAATTAATAAAAAATATTGAATATATCGTAAGCACAGACAGCCCTAGCGTAACAGTAACTAAATTTTTAGAGAGTGGCGATAAGATCATCATCAAAGAATATAACCAGACATATGGTTCATATATTCCAAACACTCCTACTAAATTAGGCTTGTATCCATTATACGAACCTAAAGTTTTACTAGATACCACTTATCAAGAACCAACATATTTCATACAAGGACATGATGGTTCGTATAATAAATTATACGGTGACTATAATGAAGTTATAGGATTACCTGTAGATTTCAGAGATCAGGCTTTATTAGAATTTGAGACTAGAGTTTATAATAACATCAAGTTAAGCAATACTTTACCTGTCGATCTTGCAGAGATCGTACCGGGGTACTTCAGAGATTCATCATTGACTTATTTTGAATGGACTGATATATACAGCAGAAACTTCTTAGACTGGGCCGGCCAAAATAGATTGAATTACAAAACTCAATTGTATAGATCAACCGACCCTTATACATACAACTACAGAGAACAAAGCACATTCAAGTTAGATGGTAGCCAGATATTGCAAGGATATTGGAGAGGCATATATGAATATGTATATGACACTTCAACACCAAACTTGACACCATGGGCTATGATAGGTTACGCTAACAAACCAACTTGGTGGGAAGGTCGTTATGGAGCCGCACCATATACTAGTGACAACTTGATATTGTGGACAGATTTACAAGATGGTATCGATTATAATAACGGCGATCCTATAGTAAGACCATTATATCAGAGACCAGGGTTGCTAGATATCATACCGGTCGACGACCAAGGCAATCTAAAAGAACCATTAGATACAGTCATCGCAAACTATAATCAACTATCATTCCAGCGCGATTGGAGAGTGGGTGATGATGCTCCAGTAGAATATTCATATCGCAAGAGTTCAACATATCCGTTCGACTTGATGCGCCTTGAAGCATTATTGAAACCTGCTATATTCTATAATCTAGGTGCTGACATTGACAACTACAAATACAATGTTGAGTTTAATCAGTTCTTAGTAAATGGTAGAACACACTTAGTGCCGTCAGAGATAGAGATTTATGGCAATGGTGTCGCCAAGACATCATACTTAAACTGGATAGTAGACTATCAGAAACAGTTAGGTGTTGATGCTACCCAGAACATCACTGACCTATTGAATAACTTAGACGTAAGATTAGTATATCGCCTAGCAGGCTTTAGCGATAAGTCATTATTGAAGTTCTTTGTAGAAAAAGGAACACCTGAATCAAGAAACAGTTCATTGTTGATTCCTGATGAAAGTTATCAAGTAATACTATACGAGAATCAACCAATGACAAAATTGGTATACTCAGGTGTAGTAGTACAAAGCGTGGCTGAAGGATTTGCTGTGTTTGGTAACAGCCAGACTACTGCATATTTCAAGACTTTGAAACCTATAACAAATGGTCAAAGAAGCAGAATAACAGTACAAGATGTCAGCATACAAGTAGCAGATAGATATACAGCACAAGAAGAGATCGTACCATATGGCACTGTATTCTATACATACCAAGAAGTATCACAGTTCTTGTTGAACTACGGTGCTTGGTTAGAAGAGAATGGTGCAGTATTTGATGACCAGATACAGAACATACAAGTATCTTGGAGACAGATGGTCGCCGAGTTCTTATATTGGGCACAGACAGGCTGGACACAAGGTAGTATATTGACATTGAATCCAGCGGCACTACAATTGACTATCAACAAAGAAAGTCAAGTTGTACAACCATTGACTTATGCTAATAATAATTTCATATTAAACAACAATCTGTATCCTATACAGAATAAAGATTTGAACATATTCAGAGATGGCACTTTGTTCTCTGTTAAACCACTCAACGAAGGTGATGCAGTAGCATATGGACAATTCAATCTAAGCAATATCGAACACGGTATTGTTTTCCAGAATGAGACATTGTTCAACGACACTATCTATAATCTGATATCAGGATTAAAGCAGAACCGCATATATCTACGCGGCACTAAGAGCGGAGAATGGAACGGAACATTATTTGCTAGCGGTTTCATCTATAATCAAGATAATATCGAACAGTGGAGCCCTGACTTAAAGTATACTAAGGGCGCTATCGTCAAGTACAAAAACAAATTCTTCACTGCATTGCAGATCGTGCAGCCTGGAAAGAAATTCAAAGAAGAAGAGTGGAAGCAAACTGATTACGATGAGATTCAAAAAGGATTATTACCGAACAGTAGCACACGTAGTTATGAGAGCGCATTGTACTACAACACCAACACTGCCAACTTAGAAAAAGATGCAGATTTGTTGAGTTTCAGTTTGATTGGATTTAGACCAAGAGAATACATGGCAAGTGCTGACTTGACAGACATCACACAGGTCAACATCTATAAAAACTTGATCAAAGAAAAAGGTACATTGAACGCAGTTAAGGCATTCAAGGGTGCTAACTTACCTCAAGGCGGTATCGATTACGACATATACGAGAACTGGGGTATATTGCAAGGTACGTTCGGCGGAACATTAAACGACAACTTTATTCAATTTAGATTGAACGAGAATAATCTAACTGCCAACCCAAGCATCGTAGGTATAACTAATGGTAATGACGTAGAAGGTGCGCAACAACTTGTTCCTCTATATTCATTGTTCAATTATAATAGACCTATCAACAATCCTAACATATTACCTTTATTAGAAGATAACATTAATTATGAAGTATATCCAGATGCAGGCTATGTCAACATAAATGACGTAAAAGTTTCTGCTTATTTCTTTAATAATCTACCAACAGGTGTAGACAAAAATAGAGAGATCGTACCGATCAACAACATATATGTTGGTGATTATATATGGCTAGCAGACTATAGAGCAAGTTGGCAGATATTGACACCTACAAGCATTGGTCAAGTGATATTGGTACGCAACAACTTGAATAATACTTGCACAGTCACATTTGATAAAGATCACAATCTAAGTCAGTTTGATATTTTCAGTATCATAAATTTTGATAGCGCGGTAAATGGTTACTATGTAGTAACAAATGTTGTTAACACAAGACAAGTACTTGTGACATTATCATTACCTAACGGAACAAAGGCTATAACAGGTTTTGGTATAGGACTACAGTTCCAGACTCAGCGTGTTGCACAGCCGGGTAATATACAGTCTCTACCATTACTAGATTTTGAATTTGTCAAGAACACAGTGTGGGTAGACGAGAACACAAACGGAGATTGGGCTGTATATCGTAAGAATATAAACTATTCATATGAAAAAGAATTCAATAAACAAAACAGCGAGAAGTTTGGCTCAGCAGTAGCATATAGTCCATTAAGTGATTATCTATTCAGCGATCCTAACTTAGGCGAAGTCTATCGTTATCAATATGATGTGACTGATGGAGATTATCAATTAGACGAGACATTGACAGGTGATGTGAGTTTCGGTACTACTATTGTACACGAACAAAATATCTATGTGATATCACAGCCTGAAAATACTCCTAAAGTATTCTTATACACTGTAAACAATACTAAAGTTTCAGACAATATCATACTTTATCAAGAAATTGACGCGACCGATATAGATCCAAGCATCACTAATTTCGGCAAAGCAACAGCCTTGTCTGGTGACTTGAACTGGTTGTTCATAAGTGACTTTGATGAGGATATATCTTCAGCAAGAAATAATGTTCACGTATATCGTAGAACTAACGTAGAGACTGATGCAGGAAGTTTTGTTGTAGGTAAGACATATCAGATAACAAGCATAGGTGATACTGACTTTGAAGAAGTTGGTGCCGTCACAAATGCTATAGGTATCTACTTTATTGCTACAGGAATAGGTTCAGGTACCGGCACTGCTAAGAGTGTTGATTACGAGTATCTCACAACTATTGCTAGCGGATCTACTGCTATTGACAAGTTCGGACATTCATTGTCTACAAACTATTATGGTACTACATTAGTAGTAGGTGCACCTAACCAAGATCATCTCGCAACTAATAACGGCAGAAGTTATATCTATGATAGATTAGTACAGAACTATCAGATACAGCAAGAATATGTGGTAGGTGATACAGTTGACTTCACGTTGATATGGGCACCTACTGTAGGACAACCGTTAACTGTAACAAAGAACGGTATATTAATAGATAGCACAGACTATTCATTCACCGGCACTACGTTCAGTTACTTAGGTAATTTCACTATCGGTGACATACTAACTGTAAGCGGTAATGAATTTGTATTGGTACAAGAATTAAGTAATGCAAATAATCCTAGAAACGGAAGTCAGTTTGGATTTAGCGTAGATAATAATACACAAGGTACTGAGATATTAGTAGGTACACCGTTCTACTTAAGCACAGCAAATCAAGAAGGTGCAGCCTTCAGATATACATATGGTGGTGCTAGATTCGGTATTATAGCCGGAACAACAAATACTAACGTAACTGCATCTAGATCAATATTAGTGAATGGTTACTTAGTTAACATCTCAGTTGGAGATAGCACTCAGGCAGCAACTAATATAAACAATGCTAATATCATAAATGTCCAAGCATCTTCTGTTAATGGCAAATTGATCATTAGTTTGATAAATTTTGATCTGGCTTCTGCAAATCAAGAATTATTGTTGTCAGCAGATTTGACAACATTGAGTGAGTTAGGTATAGATTTATACACACAAACTCAGATCGTACAGAATCCACATAGTACAGGCCCAAGTCAATTTGGTACAGTTGTTAAATTCAACGACCAAAACAGTGTCGCTATATCAGCACCATCAGGAACACGCTATACATTAACTTCATTTGACTTTGTTGATGATGCAAATTATCAAAATGATACTATCTTTGATAACAACTCAACACAGTTCATAGATACATTTAATAACGCAGGCGCAGTTTATACTTTCGAGTATCTAGGCAACTATAACGAATCATTACAGAACATAGGTAATTACACTTATGCTCAAAGCGTTAACGCACAGAACTTAGTTTATGGTAGTCAGCCAAGATATGGTTCTGCTATAGATTGGTCAGATGACAAGATCGTGATCGGTAGCCCTGACTACAGACCTGAAGACATTGATGGTCAAGTAGTGATTTATGTGAATAACACAGGTGAGAAAAACTGGTCTGTATTGAGACACGCAAATCCTGTAGTTGATATCGAAAGAATATACAACATACAGATGTTTGACGGGGAGACTAATAATACTCTAAGCAACTTAGATTATATTGATCCATTACAGGGTAAGTTGTTAGGTGCAGTACAGCAGAACATAGACGTTATTTCTAACATAGATCCTGCAAACTATAACAACGTCAACAGCCCGCAAGGCATGATATGGGGTGAAGCGCAAACGGGATCAATCTGGTTCGATACATCAAATATAAAATATATCAATTATCATCAAAATGATAATAGTTACAACGCACGTTATTGGGGGACGTTATTCCCAGGCAGCGATGTAGCAGTATGTACTTGGGTAGCAAGTAATGTATTACCTTCATCATATCAAGGTCCTGGCGTACCTAGAGACATAACTAACTACACAGTACAAACCGTATTGAATTCATCTAATACTATAACGCCTGTATATTATTTCTGGGTCAGAAATTATGGTATCGTGTCACCAGGTAAATCACTCGCTGACATTAATATCGCAGCCTATATAAACAGTCCTGTATCATCAGGCATAAGTTACTTGACTCCTATCAATTCTGATGCTGTTGCTCTTTACAATACAAAACAATTCTTGAATGCAAATAGCACTGTGTTACAGATAGGATTCAGTACTGGACAGCAAGATAATCCTGCTCATCAATCATTCACATTGATACGAACAGATTATGCTGATGACTTCTTACCGGGCGTGCCTGGAACAAGAGGCTATGTCACACCACAGTCATTATATGACAGATTATTAGACAGTTTATCAGGTGTAGATGAGACCGGTGCAGTAGTACCTAACCCATTCTTACCTAAAGCAGTACAATCAGGCGTGTTGGCAAGACCAAGACAGAGTTTCTTCTATAACAGATATCTTGCGATAAAGAACTATCTACAGTTTGCAAACACTATAATGAAACTGTTCCCGATCAGCGAGATCAGATCATTTAATTTCTTGAACACTTCAGGAACTTATTATGATACTAGTAACTATTGGGAGTATATCAACTGGTGGGCACCAGGTTATGACAACAACACTAAGTCTGTCACACAGGTACCTATATATGCTGATTTATCTGCGCTTGAATTTGCATCAGGTACTATCGTTACTGTAGCACAAAACGGCTATGGTGCTACTGAAACATATCGCTATGATGGTGATGGAGTTTGGACTAGAATAGGATTACAGAACGGTACTATCAGATTCAAAGATGAACTATTTGATTACAACGCAGCCGGATTTGGTTTCGGCGGCACGTTCTACGATACTGACAGTTATGACGTATATCCAAGCGAAGAAACACGCTGGATCATGCGCGCCTTGAACGAACAGATTTATACAAACGAATTGTTGATTTACAGAAACAAGAGTTTGATATTGTTGTTCGAATATATTCAAGAAGAAACTGATGAAAATCAAAACTATCTACCATGGTTGAACAAGACATCATTAGTTGATGTGGCCCACAAAATTCGTGAACTAAAACCATTACAAAATTTCGTAAGCGACAATGAACTATTCTTAGAAGGTTATGTGAATGAAACTAAACCATATCACGTAGTCATCAAAGAATTCTTATTCGATTACACAGGTGGCGATGTATATCCAGGCACATTAACTGATTTTGATTTGCCTGCGACTTATGACACAACTATAGATAGATTCGTAAGCCCTGAATTAGTATACAACAATGCTGATACAGAATATGAATTCTTACCAGATGATCCTATATGGCAGACTGAAAAATATAAAGAATGGTTTGATAATCACGGAGTAAGTCTATCCGGTCAAGACAATTATCAGATAGCAACATTAGAATCATATCTAACTATCACTAGCCAGAATATCATTGTTGATAATCCACAAGGATTCCCAATCAACGGAACATTCACTATAGGTTCAGAAAAGATAAGTTATGCTACAGTAGATCGTGCAACCGGCATCATTACTGGCTTGACTAGGGGCGTAGACGGAACTACTATCGTAGATCACTTACCGGGTGAATTGATTTATATGAATCTACCGGGTGTATTATTATTAGATGGCGGTCGTGGCTATGCTAACCCTCCTAGAGTTATAGCAGTAATAGACACTACTGTATATCCAGAACCAAGACAAGAAGCAGTTCTTGAGGCTGTCATGAGCCTAGACAGTGTAGTAGGAATAAACATTATAGATCCAGGTCAAGGCTATGCCGTGCTGCCTGAAATCGTTATAGATCCTGCTGATACTTTCACTTTTAGTAGCGGCAACGTGAATACTGTCACAAACACTATAGAACTATATGCTCCAGCATTGACTACAGGTGATCTAGTACGATATGTGGCCGGTACCGAGAATATCGGTGGTCTTGCAGATCGTCAATATTATTATGTAAACGTATTGGATTCAAGTCCAACTACTATCGCGGCATTGTATACAACTTATGCAGATGCGTTGAACGACAACACTAGAGTAAGATTGTTGAGTCAAGGCACCGGCAGTCAAAGTTTTGAATATGGTGCAAGAGCAACACCTATAACATCAAGTTATCCTGTCAGAGAAAACAATATCACATTGCGCTTTGACAGAACAACATATGATACACAAGTAACTGATTGGGCTCCTAATACATTCTACGGTGGTGAGTTTGTCAGTTACTTGCTTGAAGCATCAAGCAGTAGCGTATCATTAGCCTCAGTACAACCTGACATCAATACTATATTATCTAGCGCAGAAGGTACAGCATTTCCGTTAGTTAATGTAACAAATGATAGACAAGTAGATTGGTCGAGTTTTGAACGTACAGTAAGTGCTATCGTGTCAAACAATGAACTTATATTGAGTTACACTAGTTCAGGTACAGATGAGTATCCATCAGGATCAACGATAGGTTTCTATGTTGGCATGCCAGTCAAGTTTGAAGGTGACACAGGTTCTGAGATAGTTGAAGGAACTACATATTACATCAATGAGATCATAGGTCTTGATACATTCAAGATCAGCACTACAGAAAGTGGTAGCGCACTATCGCTTGCTCCTATCCCATCTGCTGATTTCAAGATGTACACAGCGAAAGTTATTGATACTGCGGTACTCACATCGATATACTCAGGCTACAGAAATGTAACTAACACATATTCTGGAACTAACTCAGTAAGAGTCGCATTGACCGATATAGGTACCGGCGGCACTAATGGATTCTATACAAATCTACCCGTGTACTTTACTACAGGCGGCGGAATGTTCGGAACTAATGCTATGTTCTACGTAGTTTCAGTGTTGGGTAGCGAAGAATTCACATTGAGAGACGCATTCTCATCTGAGCCTGCTGTGGTCAGAGTCTATCAGACAAACTTGGCAAATCAAATCATAGTTGAAAATACTAATGGCTTAGAAGTTGGCGATCCAGTAGTATTTGATAGCATAGCAATCAATGGCGAACCATCTGATACTTTTGGAAACATTGATAAACAAACGATCTATTATATCAAGACTATTGGTATCAATGTCATTACTATTAGCACTACTGTAGGTGGACCTACATTCTCTACTGGAGTAGTTGCACCCGCTGATGACACATATTGCTTTATTACTAGCCAAGCGAATGTATTAACATTAACCACACGTTCAGGTAATGCTACTATGGTAGTAGGCGTACCGATCAGCCCGGGTCAAGTAGATGGACAAGCGTTCACGTTCTATCCATCATCACAAAACTATGCTGATGTTACTACTCCTGATTTAGTATATGGAAATCTATTAGAGAAGACAATCGTACAGACATTAGCACCTTATAATCAGATAGCATATAAACAGAATAATAGCGGCTTATATATTGATATACCTTTCACTGTAGAATCAAACATCGGTGGATTAGTAACTGGTAAAACATATTATGCATATGATTTAACTAATGTATTGATAGATTGCCAATCAACAGCAGGAACTTTGTTGACTTATGATGCTAGTTTCTTAGGTACAACGATGACTGTAACTAATGCATCCGGTACCGGAATATTATATCCAGGATCATTAGTCACAGGAAGTAACGTTCAACCTAACACATATATTGTAAGTTATATTTCTGGTTCAGGCGGTAACGGAACATATGAAGTAAGCACAACATATTTTGTTCCAGTAGTGACCACTGGTTGCACTACAACCAATGGTATTATTACAGTCGATACTGATTTCGATACAAACATGATGTATGTAGGCATGCCTATTGTATTCACTGAACAAAGTCTAGGTGGCACATTGTTAGATTACACATATTATGTTCGTCACATAATAAATTCAACACAATTTACCATAGCAGCCGTAGAAAACGAATCATCAGTGACATTAACTACTGCCAGTGGCAATATGCTAGGTACAGGTAGCCCTGTGATGAAATCATATCTGCCTGTAGGCGAATTAGTATCAGGTGATGATTACGAGATCAAATTCATAGGTACTACTGTTTTCTCATCATTGGGTGCGACTTATCTTGTGTCTGGAAATGCTGTAACAGTAGGCAAGTATTATATCATAAAAGATTTAGGATCTAATACTAATGCATTCTGGAGAACAGTGACTGGCGATCCTACACTAGTAGTAAGTTCTGAAGATATTTTATATGCTAAGAACCCGGGTACTTTAGGTATCAATGACGGTACTGCATATCAAACAGATTTCACTTGCAACAGTAACCCACAAACAGGTACAGGTCAAGCCACTGTAGTATTGACTAATGATTCTGGATCGGTGACTTGGAATCAAGAAATCACACAGGATCCTACTTTTGATATAGGATACGTTTTAGGTGGTTACAATGTAATCATCAATGACGGTGGTACTGGATTCACACAAAATAACACGATCACTATACCAGGTGATGCATTGGGAGGAACTACTCCTGACAATGATTTAACATTGACTGTATCAAGAATCAATCCTATCATAGCAGGTACATATAGTTGGTCACTACCATTACAGAGTGATGGTGCTATCACTAAAGTAATAAGCAGTGGAACTCCTACTGGTACTATAACAACTTACTTCTTGAAAGTAACCGGTGCAAACACATTCAAAGTTTACAGTGATCCATTGATGCAAGTTCCTGTAAGCGGAGTCAATTTCCCATATCAAGGATTTACTCAAACTAGCATAACAAATGTATCGTCTACTGTTATAACTTTAGATGATGCGACCGGCTTTGCTGTGAACGATCCTATCGTATTCAATGATTTAGATTCAGGTATTACATTAACAGTTGGGCAAACATATTATGTGTTGAGTGTCGCAGGAAACAATATTACAGTAGCAATCAATCCAGGTGATACTGCTGTAAATGCAGGATCAGGAGTTTCTGGTACTGCGACAAAACCCGGCTCGTTCATGCTATTGCCTGAACCGTTAATATTCACACCAAGCATAGTGAAATACAACAACCGTGTATGGGCATGTACATTATCAAACAATGATAGCGAATTCGTGTTCGGTAAATGGGAAGAGTTGCGTTCAGATGATCGTAGACTCAATGCATTAGATCGTGCTAAAGGATACTATGCACCAACCGTCAATATGCCTGGCATGGATCTAACACAGTTGTTTACAGGATTGACTTATCCTAACACTACATATAAAGGTAACATGTTCCAGCCTGATCAACAGTATCCTGTTGATACACAGTTGGTCGATTTACCATTCGACCCAACTCAGGTCAGTATACCTGCAATAGAGTGGGACGGTACTAATTATATTGCACCTGCTAACTTGCCTAATTATGCGGCGGTGATCGCAGACTTAGAAGTACAAGATGATTGGTTATTATCTAAACTTGCAAATCAAACATTATCGTTGACTGATATAACTAGGGGTGATGGCATTTATGTCATGAGTTCTAGAAACAGTCCTACACCATTGTTCAGTAGCGCAGACAAATCAATATGGAGTGTTAATGGTTATCTTGTGCCTATCGGTACTCCGGTTGATTCTATTGATTTCTTCAAACAACGTTTGATTGCTTCAGGGCTACAATTAAATGCAGTGTCATACGAGAATGATAGATATTTTGCTGTAGGTACGAAAAACATAATCGTAAGTGATGATGCGTCATTATGGTTCGAGATTTTTGTGCTTCCGCAAAATCCCGGCATTACGAGACAATTATTTGATATTTCTTATGTCGAAACTACTCAATTCCACGGATATATTGCAGTAGGTGCTAATCAAACCGAACCACTTATATTAAAGAGCATGGATGTAAGAGAAGGAAATTATAATCAAACAGTTTGGACTAGAATAACCGGATTGAGCAATAGATCACTCAAGGGTGTGACTTCGGGGTTTGATACTATCTACACTGTAGGAACTAACGGTGGTGTATTATCAAGCACTAACGGAACTATTTGGCTACAGACTCAGCAAGGTACTACAAATTATAATGCTGTAGAATTCGCCGATAACACATTAGTATTAGTAGGTGATGGCGGTGTAGTAAGAGTATCTACTGATGGAACTACGTTCACAGTCAAAGCAACCGGTACTATAGAAAACTTAAACAATGTCATCTATGTAGAAGATAGAGGTCAGTGGACTATAGTTGGTGACAACAATACTGTGTTACAAACTTTAGACATTACAGCGCCAGTAGTAATATGGGATACTACACAGGTGTTCTCAACTCCAGAACCAGAGTATATTGTACAGGGTGATCCGTTCCAAGCAGGTTATGGCCCAGAAGAATTAGTGCCGGGTATCGTATCTGATCAATTAACTATGATTGTTAATACTAGAGCAGGTACAAATTGGTCTGCTACTGAGTATGCGCATGTGGGCTACAACGTAGTTTCTATTGAACTAGAAGAAGACGCATCTAATGAATATAGTTTCAGCGAAGTGGTACAGACACCTGCATACATCAGTGTATTCTTGTTGACTGACGAGTTGAGCGTCACATTATATGAAACAACTGATTATACTATTGATTGGGTAACCAAAGTAGTCACACTAAATTCAGCATTGTCAACAGGCGAAAAATTACGCATAGATGTATATGAAGTAGGTAATGGCGATCAGTTAATCAAGTCAAGCACAGAAAATGAACCTATAGAAATAAATGCTGTGACTGGTTTTGATGAAATAAACTTAGATTGTAATTACACAACTCTTGGTTATAACGGTGGCGGTATAGTACAGCCAGATAGTTATCCTATCAGCGTAACAGCATTTGATACTGAAAGCGGTACAGACTTCATCACAGTAGATGATGTGTCTAACTTTACATTAAACGAAGAAGTATATTTTGCAGGCGATGTGTTCGGTGGTGTTGCTATAAACACTCCGTATTATATCAAGTCAATCAATACTGTTAGAAACACTATAACTGTAAGCGATACATTAGTATCAGGTATAGCAGGTCCTATACTACCACTAAGTACTGACGCAGGGCAGATGTCTGTGATACTTGAAAGAGCATCAGGTCAGTTCTGGACTGAGCCAGCAGTATTCTATAATGGTACTAAACTAGTTTCAGGCTTGACAAACTATGTAATAGCAACAAATGCCGCAACACATGCATTGACTACATTCTCTACAGTTGGATTAATAGTAGATCAACCAATAGTGTTCAGCGATACTATATTTGGTAGCATCATACCACATGTAACTTATTATGTATATCAGATTGTAAGTGCTACTGAGTTCAGAATAAGAAACGGTGCCGGAGATCCAATATACTTAACTTCAGCCTCTGGATCAGCAATCTTTATCACTAATGATTATGCGGCTACATTGGCAGCAAATCAAGTTAATGCCAAGATTATTTTTGCAGGCAGTTATGATAAGACAGTTGATTATATATCATACTCATTCTTTGGACCAACAGAGCCACAGCAATATGGATTTACGTTACCACAAACACAGACGTTCTTGGGTCAAGGTAGTGTTGGACCTTACACACTAGATAATTATCTAGGTGGTTCTAATCCAACTAATGCGATAGTAGAAGTCAATGGATTAAGAATAGATCCAAGTGAATATAATATCTATTTTGCTAACGATACATTAGTATTCGTCAGCATGGCACCTACTCCAACAGATACGATTGCAGTTACAACATTCAATGATACTCAACGTCAATATTTGTTTACAACAGAATATACAGGCATCCAAGTATCACCTATCAGTTATGTCAACAACGTGACTATTCCTGTGACTGTGACTACAACAATACCTCATGGATTATTAATTGATGATATCATTAGAATTGATGGCGTTAGTGGTTCAACACAATTGAATAATCAGAAATTCATCATCAATGTGACAAGTGCCACTGAGTTTGAATTATATGAGTATGCACCGGGCGTGACAGATTACACAGCATCAGAAGCAGTAACTAATGTGAACACATATACTGGTAGCGGATATGTATGGTTAGCAGATAGTTACATACTTGAGAATAAGTATGCTACTCAATCAGACTACAACAATGTCACAGAGCAATGGGTAATGACAGTTGATGAAGTTGATGGATTAGTTTCAGAGACTCCTGTATACTTCACAGAAGATGGGGTAGAGTTGGGAGATCCGACATCAATACCTCAAATCATTGCAGGTCAGAAATACTATATCAAAGATATCAATGAATTTGATAATGAATTCAGTATCAGCGATACACAGGGTGGAACTGCTAAAACATTATCTATCGCCGGCCCTGTCAACGTTCGCGTCACTCAGTGGGAACAAACTAACGTAGACCGTCTATGGGTAACTGTAAATGGTTATCGTGTATCTTCAAACAATCTAAGATTGAATGATGCAAACGAAGTCAGTATATTAACTGAAGTCTTACCAGGTGATACAGTGGTGATCACTAGCATGATGCCTTCAGCAAGTCCTGACGCACAAACTTATATACAAACTGTTGACAAGACAGGAGAAGGTAGTGTTTACAGAGCCAACACAGAAACAAGAACTTGGATGACAGAAAATATTGGTGAATACATGGACAGAATTCAAGTAGATGATGTTCGCAAATTAACCAATAGCACTACACAAACAAATACGACTCCTGTAGCAGTATTTGGTAATCATGAGATAGGTCTGATCGCTAACAGATTCGATATATTGCAGGTTCGTGTATACAATAATAATCCAGCAAGATTAGGTTATATTGATGAAGATTATATCACTGTGCGTGTTTCTGGTCTAGGACCATTCGTACTGATTCAGTCAGGTGATTGGATACAAGCAGGTGACATATTGACTATCACTACATTAGAAGGTAAAACCATCTATGTTAACGGAGAGTACATGACTATACTGAACGTTGACGAAGAAAACAATATCATCA